AACTGTTCCTAGTCCAAAGGTACCTATGCGGTCCCATTCGGATACAGGGGCGAAATATTTGACCCTAAACTCGACAGGATTTGGTACTGTCGGATCGAATTCAATACCGTCTAGTGATGTAACTGATTGAATACTCGTATTGGTTCTTCTTGCGCCACGTTCGTTGCGTGCTGCTTCGAAAGAAACCCAAACTCTGCCTGCTTGAAAAGCCATGGCAGATGCTTGAGCACGGATGACAATGTCTCCGGAGAAAAACTGGTATCTCTGCATCTTTTGCAACTTAATGGCTGATGAATTCAAGATTCCAAGTGGTAGTTCTATATAGGAGAGTACTGTTCCGTAGGTTGCTGTTCCTGGCCAAGTGATGTTTTGGATGAACACTGGTCTAGCTGCTACCTTTCGAATGTCTGTGCCTTCTGTGTGATGTTGTCGTAGTCTATCCATTCCCATGGTAGGGACGGCATTTGGGCGTTGGTCAGCGATCGTTTCTTGATTGTCGATAAAAGAAGTCAATTCGACTGTTCGTTCGACGGATGTGTTGGGTTCTGTTGTTGATGGACCTACCCCAGTTCCAGCAGCTGCTGTAACTGAAGTTGCGGTTGAAGGCATAGCGGGTCCTACGACTGTGCCTGTTGATATTTTGTTCCAATTGAGGGCGCTCATTTGCCGAGGGTTCGCGCCGAAGGTCCTCGGTGTGGTTTTTCTGTGTTTTGTGTAAGATTTCTAATAGCAGTAAAAGATGAAGGAAAAGAATAAAAGACAGCTTTCAAGTTCACATTAGAAAAATTTTGCGTGATCCCGAAGGACTTCCGCGGAAGTTGGAAGAGGTATGTGTCTTCCGAGTCTGGTGAGTGCGTCGGAGAGCAACTTGCGTGTTTCTCCGGTTGGTTCGGTGACGCCCAATTCCATGGCTGAAATTTTGATGTTTTCGATGGTTGCGGCCATGTTGTCAGCAGATTTCTTGGTGTATTGGGTCATATCTTTGCAAACCTCGATGTCGAGTGGCGCTCTGTAAAATCCGTTCATGAGTTTGAAGCCACGTTTAAGAAATGTGACTTGTTCGACTGGTCGGGCTTCAACAAGGCCTCCTTCTTTCAAGGCAGGCGTGATGATCATGTTGATCTTTGCCATTTGTGTGGCGATGTTGGCGATGGTAAAATCCGAAAATTCTCTCCTCACGGAAAAGATGACGTCATCTCCGTTGGTGACCATGCGAACGTTTCGATGGAAATGGACTGGTCCAGCATGTTGTGGGTAGATCTTGTCCCAAGAATATTGAAATGCTTGGAGGTTAGATCCTGAGTTGATCTGTGTGGTTCCGAAAACACCACTTGGGTTCTTTCCTGCAACGCGGTAAGTCTCGTCTCTGCACAGATGGATGGCAAAGGTGACCTGGCGTCCAATGGCTTCTCGACACATGTCTTCGTGTGCGTAAGAAGATTCTCGTTTGGTCGAAAAGTCGTCAAAGGTTCGAATTGTTGGTGGTGTTCGGATGGAGTAAAGATCATACCATTTTCGAGCGACTTGGAAAAATCCATCGATAAAGGCAGGTGGTTGAGTTGTATCGAACTTCTCGTAGTCTCCGTCATTGACTTTGCTGTCAACCTCTCTCAATTTCATGACAATTTGGTGCCACTCGCAAGAGTA